TCACGAATATCGTTGTCATCTTCAGTATGTTCTGAGAACGACATTGGTTCTGGTTTGTAACCAATCTTGTCAATCATTTTCTTATAGGTTTCATCTAAATGAGAAACCCACTCCTCTCCATATTTCTCTTGATACTTTGATCTAGTTGAATCTAGTCTGTACCACTCTTTAACCTGTTCAACCTTAACCATCTTGGCAAGGTCTCTCGCATCAACACCCTTGAACTGCTTTGCAATCTGTGATGCATAGTATTCAGTTGAGTGTGCAAGTTTACCCTCTTTCTTTTTCTTGTCAAGTACTTGTTGTAGGATTTGACTTGCAGTTTTATATGTGCGAGGTTTTAACAGATATTTATTCAGTAACTTAGTAAACCAGTCTTCCTGTAACTCAGTTTCTTCTGGTTGATACTCTGCTGTCTGGAACCACTTGAATGTCTTACCCTTTGGAGGTTCTACCTTCATTGGTTCAGGACGCTTCTTTGGTTCGTATTTTTTACGAGTCTCTGGATCCATCTTAGACAGATAGTAATCGTCATTTTTACCAACACCATGCTTCTTCAGTTTTCTTGCCATGCGAATCTGTGCGGTTGTTGGTTTCGTTGCTTCATCAATCCCTTCTTTCGCAAGAACGTGTGTAGGAAACAAGGAACTTCCCTGTGGTTCATCTAAATCACGAGATGAAACTTTGTACTTTGCAATCGCAGCTGATTTTTGCATACCTCTCGATATTGCACGTTTTGCATTTGCAACTCTTGTACTATGATCTCCAAATGAACCAAACTCATCAAGATCGGTTTCTTCACTCTTACCTTTATGTTTCTTCCACAAATCTGCATCTGCAGTAGTACGAGTCTTACCACCAGTGATGAATGAGTTCACTCTTGCGTGTCCCCACTGCTCTGGAGTAGTGCCTGGTCTGTGTCCAGTTCTCCATGCGGCAACACCACGTTTGTATACTTGTTTTAGAATACCTGCCGAGATACCAGACTTCTCTGCTTTCTTTGCGATAGACTTGTCTGCGTCTTCTTCAAGACTTTCGTTCTGAGGTTTTTGTTGTTGAGATTTTTCTACTTCTTTGCGTTTTGTTTCTGCTTCCTTCTCAACATCATCTTCACGTTTTGCACGATCCATCATATCCTTAAACTTTTCAAGATCACGTTGTTTTTCTTTTTCGATACGTTCTTTTGCAGCGTCTGTTGCTTCACCCTCATACAATTCAGGATATTTCTTCTTCATTGCTTGAGTGTACTTGGATGGTTTAGTCTTTGCAGACTTGTCGCCTGGAGCAGGTTTATATGCAGATGGATCATCGTCATCTTTCTTTGCACCCTTCTCAAAATGTCTCGCACGAGATGCTTTGGTTGACTTTGACATGTCGTCACCCTCTGCGTCTTTTGCATAATACTTTGCTGGTTGTGTTCCTTCACGATCATTAACATCTTTGTCTTGCTTGACTTCTAGAATATCGTGAATCCATGCCTTCTTGACAAGTCCATCATCCTCTGATATAAAGGAAACATAATTAGTACCACGTCTAACCACTTCACCATACTCACCAGATTCTTCAAGTCGAATGATATCACCGACTCTGTAGATGTGTCCTTCAATATAGAGATCACGAATTACATCATCTTCAGACATCACTGTCTCAGTGATACCCATGTGTTTCTTTACGTCTTGGAATAGTTTCTCACCACTCCTGAATCCTCTTGGAAGTCCCTTTTCGAATTCTGCATAGTCATCTGCAGAAACTGCAGCACGCATCTTAGATGCAGACATACCTTCCACACCTTTCGCTTTTGGATCTCTCTTACCGGCACTAACGATATCGATAGAGTCAAATTCATAGAACCCGTGTCTCTTACCTTTCACCCCATTGTATTTTGGAATCAATGCTTGGAATTCTGCAAAACGATCATCCCCAGCAACAATAACTAATTTACGATATCCCTCTTCATAGATCTTTACTACGATATCGATAATTTGGTTTGATGGAGGAGATACAATATTCTTACTATATTTTGGAAACATCTCCTTCATGTATTTGATCTTTAAATCATGTGGAAGTGGATCTTTCGTTCCGACCGACTTAGATGGGTAGATACGAAAATCATTGCGACCAGCAACGGATGCAACTTTCTTGATCAGTTTTTCGTGACCAGTGGTTGGGGGATTGAATCTACCAAATGCAAAAACAATCGTCTCACTTTGTTCCATTAAATCTCTAAATTTGATCATCAATCTTTCTCTTGTTGTGATTTTCTAACATCTTTCAGGCGTTGTGCTTCTTTCTTCTTATTAACCAGTACGAGTTTCTTTGCAATCTTATTGATCAATGGGCCTTTCTTTGCAACAACCTTCTGATCAATTTGTGCTCTTTTTTGAATCGGTAACTCATTATAGTCTATACCAGGCCCCAACATCTTTTTGATGACCATCATCTTTGCTTGTTTTCTCGCACGTTTTTCCAAACGTTCTGGTGATGCAAACTTAGTCTTTGCACGTTTTACCTTCATCTTGAATGCACCAGACTTTGCCATCTTCTTCATTCGTAATGCAAGTTTACGTCTCTGTTGAAAGTCTAGTGCCTTTCTTTCGATCAATTCTTTTTCTAAATCTTTATAGGTCTTCATCGATCCCATGCCTTAATTGCAGTAAAGTTATTAAAACTAAACTCCATTCTGTCTACCAGTTTGACTGCGTTACCCTTTACCTTGTCAATTGCAACGTAACCTTCAGCATCGGTTACTTTAAATCCATTTTCAGTACGAATAAAGGTACTAGTCATCTGTTTTACACTATTTAGTTTATTGACGATCAAACTCTTTGCGTCAATCATCAGTCCTTGAAACTCAGTTACATTTGATAACATACGTTCTAATTTTCTTACTTCACGAACCACTGAATCTCTTTTCTTTTCTAGTTCCTGTTTCTTAGCAGGAGTCTTGAGTTTCGCAATGTTCTTGTTAAATGCATCCTCAACCCATTTGGTGTAACCCTTTGCATGGAGAGAGTTGTTTGCTACTTTCTGTCCCTCACGCACCTTTGAGTTATTATACGTCTTAAACTTTGCACCTTCAAGGTTACCAGTCATCGACTGTTGGAGTTGGAGGAACTCCTTGAGTTGACGACTTTCAATCTTACGGAATGTACGTCCTACATCAGAGAGAACCTTAGTAATCTCTTTAGTCTCTGTAGCACTGAACGTTGCAGTACCAGATGCATCCTTATAAGACGCATCATCCATCCAAACGTTTTCAGAACGTGTTAGTTTAGAGATGTTTGCACCGAATGATGCTTTCATACCTTCCAGTGTGTCACCAGAATATGTGGTATGCCACACCACACCAATCTTTGCTTTCTTGATTGTCTTACCCATTTCACTAGTGACAGGAACTGCATAGACGATAGTGTTTGGTTGGAATGTGTAGTAACTAACTCCATCGATGTCATCTGTTTCGATATCGTCTGGAGTGAACATTAGATCACCCTGTAGAACACCTTCGATACCCAAGTCTTTGAAGTTCTCAAATGCAGCAGTGAACTTAGTCTTTAGTGCATCAGATAACTTTGCGTCATTCTTAATCTCATCGACTGACTTGTAGAGTAATGGTGTCTTGTTGAATACAGATTTCTTTGCAACAAAGAACTGTCCATCAGATGGATCTTTCCCTGCAAAGATTGCAGGAGCACCATCCCACTTCACAGTCATGTTGACAGATGACTTAGAACTTCCTGCAAGCATATCACGGAGTGAACGTAGGAAGTTGATCGCCGCACGTCCACCATCAACACCAAAGTTGAGAATCTCATCCTCGATATGTTCAAGGTGAAGGTTCTTACCCGCACCCTGTTGTTCTGTTAGGAAGTCTCGAAAGTTAAGCATTTAAAACCTTATTGTAAAATCAACATCTACATCAAATCCCAAATAGGACAGGAATGCTCTGAAGTTTTTCTTGATCAGTCGTTTTGCAGTAAGTACTACAACCTTGAATTTGTTCTTTGCCGCTTTAAGAGCATTTCTTACTACGGAACCGATACCCTCATTTAAAGGATCGAACTCTACAAGATATGCTTCCTCTTTGAGTGCGCTAGATAAATCCTTTGTAGTTAGTCCTAATGCAGACCACCACTTGCGATCACCCGGCTTTGAAGTTTTTGTGTTAATAGAACTACTCTTCATTTTCACTGAGATGGATGTTGAGTTTGCAACTTGTCGTACATATTCATCATCATCGATAGAATGAAACTCAACTTTAGTACCACCCTTATCTGCAACCAAAAACCAATCTGCAGATGCTCTAGATTCTTTACCAAATTTAATATGTCCAGTCATTGCTTCTTTAACAAATGCAAGTTTGAACTTTTCATTAGTCTCAAACAGAACTCTTAATTTTTCCATTGTCTGCTTATGCACCATATCTGCTTCAACAACTGCGTTATCTGTTTTGTTTTTAATATGGTCTTCAGTCTTACCGTTAGTAATACCTCTGGTGAACTGTTCGATGATTTGTACACATTCTTGTACCACAGGTTCATTAGATAGATCGGTTTGTTCTAGTGCATTGTAAAATGTGGCAAGTGCTTCTTCTCTTGCACCAGACATTAATTGTGCCGCACCAATCTTCAGAGAAATATTATATTTTCCAATATACAGATCGGTTTTGGGGGTTCTACTTGAAGCGTGTTTCCCTGCACCATACTTTGTCCATGCTTCGGTAACTTTAGGATTACCTCTACCATAATGGTATGCAAAATCTTGATTTGCGATGTCAGGGTTTTGTTTGATTAATTGTCTTGCAATATTCAGTCCAGAATCTTTAAGCATAGGAGTGTTCTGAACGTTTTCATAATCTTTAGCAGAAATACCAGTTTTACTCAAGTCGAGTTCTGTACCAGTTACCTCATACCAACCAAGAACAATTGCTGGTTCAAAATCTGCACCAGCAGTCTTCCCTTCTGCAAGATAGGATGTAAGGTTATGCATTTCAATTGCTCCATGTAATTTACAAGACTATTTATAATATAAATTAACCGAAACCCCCTTTGAGGAAGGATGGAATCCCTATATCCCCAAAGGGTTTAGTTTGGTTGAATGAACGAACCATTTCGTCCGCCTCATCCTCAAAATCGAATGTCCAAACAATCTCCTTATTTGGATATTCAATTACATTATACACAACTTTTTCGTCTTGTAAACCCACTTCTGAATAATAATACACACCTTTTTTCTTGGGGTTATTTGGTTTCTTATATTTCGTTTTACGTCTTGATGTCTGAGAATTTCTCATATCGGTTTCCTTGACCCCTGTCAAAGACCGGCACATCATCGTTATATTCTTGACCACTATCTATAATGTCATCTTGAGCATTCTGTTCACAATCATAGAGTTTCATCTTAGATCGATCAATACCCAGTACAAACCTCTTATTAGCGTTGGGATCTCCATAACGATTCTTTAACTGCTTCACTGCAATCTGATTCAGATCTTCTAGTTCTTCAGTTGATATCAATGCGAACATTAGATCTGCAGTAGCTGGTAAGCCAAACGACTCACTTGTATCTTCAAGTCCAACATCAGAGTTTGCAAAACCACCACGAGTGGTTTGTGTTGCAGACATAATCGGTACATTCATCTCAACCGCAAGTCCACGCAACTCTTCTGCAATCGCCTTCACATAGAAGTATGATCCCACAGTTGCGTTACCCTTGAATCGAGAGGATGAACAGATATTCAAATAGTCAATAAAAATAACGTCTGGTTTGAAAGACTTCTTCAGAGAGAGTTCTTTCAAGAGTGCCCGAAAGTGTCCAACGTGTGCTGATGCAGTTGGATATTCTTTAACAATCAGGGTTCCATTTGTTTTAGATTGGATCTTAGATACACGACTCTCAAACATAGTCTTTGGTAGTTCATGTAAATCATCCAATGTGATATTCATTAAGTTTGCATCGATACGTTCTGCAATTCGCTCCTCTGCCATCTCAAGCGTGATGTAGAGAACATTCTTTCCTTGCATTAACGTAGATGCTGCCATGTGACACATAAACAAAGATTTACCAACACCAGTCCCTGCGAGTGCAATATTCAAAGTCTTAGGTGGCAATCCACCCTTGGTGATCTTGTTCATAAAATCAAGATCAAACGGAATACGTTCCTCTACACGATGATAATACTCATATCGTCCTTCTGCATTCTCAATATAGTCGTGTCCGATGTTTGTATCGAAACATACAGAGAGTGCATCAGTAAGGATTGAAGGAATCGATTCGGGGGATCTTTCCTTATCTTTACCATCGATGATTTGAATACCTTCTAGCACTGCATTATAGATTGCTCTGTCCTTACAGAACTTTTCGGTTGTATCAACCAACCAACTCATATCTACTTCTTTTGGTTCTAGTGTAGAAATGATCTCGACAATCTTCTTATAATGTTCGTCAGTGATATCCTTACGCCCATCGATTTCGATAGACAAGGATTCTGGTGTGGGGAAATTATTATACTTATCAGAGAACTTAACGATCTCTTCAAAGACAATTCTTTCACTTAGATCAGAGTAATACTCTGGTTTGATAAATGGAAGTACACGTCTAGCATACTCCTCATTATAAATTAGATTTGATAGAGTTGTTCTTTCAATCGTTTGATTCATCAACAAGACCTTGTTCTTCGCTTAAATGATCTTCCAGTATATCAACCAATATGTCTCCAATCAAGGAAAAAAAGTCTTCACCTAACATTTCCCTTGGAAGTCCATTAGAGTCAACAACATCCCATTCGAACTGGAGTCTCGCTGTATCGTTTTCTTCATCTTCTAAAATATTCACTTTGCCGTACTTATATACGACCCCATCATATTTTCCACCTTTGACTCCAATACAAGTCCATTCAGAATCTTTATCGGTGACAAATGTATACTGTTCTTTAATATCAGACATAATGTAAGTAACTTCCTATAATATACTTAGGGTTATTGATTGGTTTTCTTCCGGCATGGAGATGAGTCCATAATGGAGGGAACATTAAAATTCTTCCTTGCTTTGGTTTAATAGAAATATCCCATTGTGGAAAATCTGTCTCACCACCTTCTGGATTAGTCAAGTACAAGAAGAATACCAGAAAGCGTCTTGCCGTGTCTAGGTTACCAACATCAACATGATCATCAAACCGATCAACTCCATTATGTAGGTAACGTTTCATTCTGAATTGTTCAAATGCGAATTGTTCTGGAAACATTGTATCAGTGACATTGCAGTCGTCACAATACCTCTGAATGCAATCCATAAATTTAGATTGCAAGATTTCAGAGAATGGATTCCAACTAGTGTGCTGTTGCAGATTTACTTGATAGAATTGTCTGTGACCATCTAGATGTACCAATTCGTGGTGTTGAGGGTTCTCCTCAAACATAGCAACTAGTTGATCACAGAGTTCTGGTGTTAGGATATCGTCATAAACTGCAATGAATTTATCATTCAGTTGTTTCTGATTCATCCTGCGCTACTTCTTCTTTTCCTGCTAATCCGTACTTGAACTCCTGATTTGCAGATTTATCTAGTTGTTGCATAATCTCTGGAGTGAAGAATTTCTCTGGATCGTTGTTGATGGTTTTACCGAATGTCTTTGTACCATCTGGCAACTCAATACGAGTAGATACAGATTTAAAGATTCCATACTTCAGTGCAAGTTCAAGTAAACCATAGTAACGATCAAGTCCACGTTCATACATCAGACGAACATCAACCATCTTGTTTTCAATAGTCAAGCGTGACTTTGCATTCTTGCAGTGAATGATGTTACCCACAACTTCAGTACCGTCCTTCTCCTTCTTCTTAGAAAGATAGACGATTGAAGATGCCGCATACTTGAGTCCAGATCCACCACCCATTTCTTTGGTAGGGAACATAGAACCAACAACATCATAAGTGTGATTGGTAACAACCATTGGAACCTTTGCCTTACCCAACTTCAGAGTGAGAACACGGAATGCTGCTTTGAGAACTTGAGCACGAGTCATATCACGAGTCTCCTTCCCATCTGCAGTATCCTCTACCTCTTTAGTGGTAGACAACATACCAAGAGAATCCAGACACATCATCAAGGGTTTGCGTTCACCTTCTGGAGTCTCAAGGTATTTGTCTAGAACACGGATTGCCTGTGTCCTAAACTCTTGTACAGTGGTAACAGGTAAGATCACCATTCGTGATGGATCGATTCCTCTATCCACTACCATCTGTTTTGTGATTGCAGATTCAGACTCAAAGTACAGAACTCCTGCATCTGGATTTTGTTCTAAGAACGACTTGACCATCCCCATCACAAAGAATGTTTTACCAGTCGCAGATTCTCCTGCAATGGCGGTGATCTTGTTTGCGGGCAGACCACCATAGATTGATCCTGAGATCAATGCGTTAAAGATGTAAGAACCAGTGTCAATAAACGAATCAACATCTCCTGCTTCTACACCATCTGATACCAATGCAGCATATTCATTCTCTGCAATCTTGGCAATATCTTTCAAAAAGTCCATAAATTCTCCTACAGATCGTTATCCTTTCGGTTTTCAGAACGGAATACTTCAAACCCATCTGGATAACGTGATTCTAACTTGGTGATATTCTCTTTAATAACATCTTCAAGTGATATATCTAGTGCGATACATGCCTGAGAAATATACCACATGATATCACCAAGTTCACGTTTCATATGAAATTGTGCGTCATCGTCTAGTGGTTTACCTTGAAAAACACCCTTCTTCACAATCTCTGTGAACTCACCACCCTCTGCACAAATACCCAATGCAGCAGTCAACAATCGTTCTGGTGATATGCCTTGGGCAGCAATTGCATCCATTGCATCTGAAAATTCTTCATCATCCTTAGATTGTGGTGATGTGACCTCATCTACAAAGTCAACGTAGTCTTGCAATTCAAAGTCCATGTCAATTCCTTCCTCAGTTATTTCAGCAATTATACCAAAGACTACTACCTTTGTCAAGAGGTAATTCCACTAGTTGAAAGAACCAACCCAGTAACTTGCTGTTTGTATCCCTTTGCAATCTCATCAACTGTTTCGATAACAAATATTACCCCAGTCTTGTTGATCTCCATATTTCCTTCTGGTTTTTCACCAGACATACATACTCCATCTACAAGCCCCACACCACTCTGTGATGCTTGTAGCATACGGGGGCGATTGACTGTATATGTGTCTGCACCAGCGTCAACAAACTCACCGATAATTTCTGCACCGTTTGTTAAAACTAGTGTTATAATGTCACCCTTTTTCATAGAAAGTCCTCTAATGTTTTAATTTGTTAAGACACAAGTTCAAGAATTTCGCTCTTGACTTCGTTTAATACTTCACCAGTATCTGTCTCTCTGATATTTAAATCATTCATAATCATAAAATTTGTTTGTAGATTACTAATCAAAGTTCGTCTAGTTTGCAACCATTTCTCTGATTGTTCATCTCCTCTAGCAATATGTCTTTCCTTTTCTGTTTCAGATGTTACTTTCAATATGAACACCTTTGTATCATGTTCTGATAACAACCATTCAATATCAGTTGCACGAAAGAATCTATCACCTTCAATTAGGATATGCTTATAGTTTGGTTTCTCTTGTTCAATAAAATCTCTGAACTTTGAGATTGCACCATAACTGATTCTATCTGTTCCACCAAATGTTTCACCGATAGGATACCTTCCAACCACCAATACATCACCGTGTTTTTGGCATGGAAATAGTTTCATGGGTTCAACATCTTCATGCGAACCCATTTCTGAAATCAGACTTCTCATCAATGTGGATTTACCAGAACATGGTATTCCACCTATCATTATAATCATTCTTTTATGACTGCTCCGTAGTAGTTTCTAGTAAACTCTTTTTTTGAATTGGATTGATTTCTCTATATTGAATATCATATCCTTTGTGTCCACCTTCTTTAAGAAAGGCGTTCATGTCACTCAGTTTCTTTTCAAACTCAACTTTGTTTGCAGCAAAAGAATTCCAATGCTCAATACCAGTGTGATAATATAGAACAAATAAGTTAGTCTTACCTCTGATAGATTTAGAAGATAATGACTTAGACCAATCATTAAAGAACCCTCTCATCATTCCACTAGAAACAATAATGCAGTGTGTAGTCTTATCCTTATACTCATTGTTTGCTTCTTCTAATGCATATTCCTTAGTACATTTAACAAACTTTTCGTTAGGGCCTAAACCTGTTGGTTTGAGAATTTGTTTCTTAATCTTACCTTTAAGAGATTTAATCTCTTGACTAGTAAATCCATGTCTCTCCAACTTAATTCTTACAACTGGGTCGTCTTGGTTCTTATTATTATCTTCACAATACTTCACCAATGTATTTACAATTGTAGTTGTGTCTTGTTCTTTAGGCTTAAAGTCCAATTGTCCATTATCTAATTGGCCAATCTCTTCTAATTCTGTTTCAGATAATTTCGTCCAAACCTTCTTAGGTATCATAATAACAGGCAGTGTTATCTTTGACTCTGAACCAAAGTACATTTTCCCTGCCGCACAAGTATGATTTTTGCCCAATCGTCTAGGTTTCCCCTTACCATCAAAATCTTCTAAAGCAATAAGAGGTTTCTCTGATAATTTTGTAGACCAGTAATTTGGGTTGTCAGTTATCTTACCTACCAACCATTTTACATGCTTACTATCAACACCATCTTCTTCTCTAACTTGGTATGTTTGCCAATCAAGTATCTCAGATAATTCAGTATTAACTACATCATAGATTCGACTTTCTAACGCTTCTAGACAACTAATGAATATTTTTGATTCTTCTTTGAAAGCACCAGAGTTAGATTCATTGTAGTATTCATTACTTAGTTTTGCATCATTATTGTGCAAATAATCTTGTTCATACTTTCGACATTCTGCTTCAGTTCCAGTGAATAAAACTTGATACTCAGATTCGTATGTTGCCAAATCTTTCTTGTAAGCTGAACGGTGAGTCACTACTGTTCCGTGATAAGTTCCATCGGGATACCCGATTTTACTTCCCATATATTTGTTTCTACCCTTCTTATTAATTTTTACAAGATAGCAATGATACTCGCACTCTGTCTCTAAAACAGTATCACATTTCCAATCAATATTCACTTCACATTCTCCATAATCAAATCATTTTACTATTACAGTATACACATGTTCCCACAACGTGTCAATACTTTATCCTAAAAATTCTTCTAAGTTTCCAGATTCTTTTGCTGCATACTTACCGATCAGTTTTTCTTGTTTACCAAAGACACCAATCGTTGCAAGTCGTCTATCGCAATATGCAACACAAGTGTGACGTGTACCATTACCAGTAATTGGTGTCACTCCATGTACCTCATTACTATCTGCAATGATTACACTATTGTCTGGAGCATCAATTGCGATACCGTAACGAGGGAACGTTAGATATGCACCATCATAGTCACCATCTCTGAATACACACATTGTAGTCATACCCGCATCAGCATCTCCACTATCAACGTGTGCTGCCATTTTAGTAGACTGTCCTACATGATAACGGTTCGCAGATAGTGTTGTGAAGATACCCCCACCAATTCTGTGTTCTGGTTTGATATTGGTGTGTGCAAACGATTTCAGTGCAGTGTACACTCCTTCATTTGCATCCATGAATGCTTTCTCATTCCAACAACTAATTTCCTGTAGTGCTTCCCACTTCTCAGGATTATCTTTACACCATCCACTGACATCAATACCCCCAGTGAATCTTCCCCTCTTGTAACCAATCATCACAGAGTGGATCTCATTAGAGTATGCAATCATACCCCACCCACCACTTTTAGTTTTGACGTAGTATGAGTTTGGTGTTCTGAGTTTGTAGTCCACACCCTCAACCAGTCCCTTCTTCAACATCTCATCTTTGTCGATAGGCCCTGCACAGTTTGCTCGCATCGTAGATGTATCTTCAATTGTTGTAAGAATATCTCTGATCTTGTTATCCTGTGGATACACATTAGTGACGACATATGCAAGAGGCACATCACTACCATCCAAAGAATTGATTGGTTTCATAATACCAACACTCTCATCGGTAACCTTTACGACTTGATCATATGCAGTTTCATCTAGAAACTTACCATTCCATTTACTAAAGGTTTCATCTTTACCATGATCTGTTGTAACAGTTATCTTTTTCATTGTGCCTCCTTATATGGTTTAAGGATGTTCTCATAGATATTATCTGCAAGATACTTCATCTGTAGAGGAGCAACCATCAAACCAATCCTTGCTAGTTTCTCATTTAAGGTTCCAGTAAATTTGTAATCTTCTGGTAATGTCATCAGTCTTGCTGCTTCTCTAGTTGAGTAAACTCGATCCTCTTCTGGATGCAAGTGTACTGCAAGACTTGTCTGTAGTCCCTGTTCAGAAAGTGTATGTGACGCTTGATTCCAAGGAACTCTGCGTGACTGATAAAAAGAACTCTTACGATCTGGAAGTTCCTTTCCCCACTTCTTTCTGTGTTCAATTACCTTATCGTACCAAGGCCCGACCACATCATCACCAACAGAGACAACCCGATCTGGATTCTTGGGAAGTCTCTTTAACCACTTATATTTAGCGCTCTTCTTCATCGCCTCACGGAGTACTTCTGCCTCTTCCATATTCTGAGGGTCAGACTGAAGATCTCTGATTGCTTCGTCAATAGTAGTAACATGATCTTCTGGATCTGGATAGATTGCACTACCCAATACCATAAAGGGCATATCAATTGCATCCAAAACATCATTACGAACTGAGACAATGAATACACGTTCTCTCTTCTGAGGAACCCCATAATGGTTTCCTTTCAGAACCTTCCACACAGTAGAATAACCACATTGTTCAAATTCATTAACCATTCGTGTCATATGCTCTCTTGCATAATCCATTGTAAGTCCTTTGACATTCTCACAGATAATAACCTTTGGTTGCATCTCGTTTGCAATCCGAATCTGTTCGAAAGTCAAGTCTTCAATGTTTTTCTGCTTTACGCCATATGCAGTCTTCTCTTTACCCCAACCTTCTTGTTTAGTACCAGACATAGAGAATGGTGGGCATGGAGGTGAACCATCTAAGATATCCAGTTCGCCAGGTTTGAGTCCTGTCATCTCCATGATTTGTGTTCCAGTAACATCTTTGATGTCACCACAAATATGGTGTGGTGTATCAGGCCAGTTTGCAAGATAGGTATCCACTGCAACCTGTTGGAACTCATTAACGAAAAGACAATCTCCACCTGCGAGTTTGTAACCAGACGATGAACCACCGCCACCCGCAAAGAAAGAAATGTAATTAAACAGTTTTCTGTCGGACGACTGTTTCAACTCATCTAGTGTATATCTAAAATATCTCATTATGTAAAGAAATCCTCAAGTGTATTTTGTGTGCCGTATGAACGGTCAATGTTCCAGTCGATCTTTTCAATGATGAACTGGAGCGGTTCAATAAATGACTTTTCGAACTGTATATCATAGTCTACTAGACGATGGATGTCAAGTTCTTTTGGAACCTTTGTGATGAATGTAATCACATTGGTTTGGTATTTGTTCTGTCTTCTCATGTTTAGAAACTTCACTTTATCTCCTTCTTGAATATAAGGATATTTAGCACCCAATTTATGTTTCTTTATGAGATAATTGTAAATCAATGCACCTTTGATATGCATCGGTGTTCCCTTCTTGTAGATGTTAGAACTGTCCATCCACTTACTCAATCCATTCACGGAGCGAGGATATGCAATCACCTCTGCATCGAGATTCATAAACTCATCACGGAAGTTCTGAATGAAATCGTTGAGTTCTTTCTCATCACCCCGCATGATGATCTTGAGTGCTTCCTTAATCTTTTCACGACAAGGAGCAGGAGTCGATGACTTCACCGCCTCGATACCCATGATCTTCAGAGAGGGTTCTTGATAACGTACACCCTCTACGTCCCATGCATTGAGGATGTACCGTTTCTTTGCAGTCCAAATACCTTTGTCTGCAATAACCTCACGTTTCATCTGCATCTTCTGATCATATGCATTCATGTATTCAGCAAGATCTTGATAACTCTGATCAATAAAAGGTTCGATTTTCTCTTGAGCAATTGTATCCAAGAAGTCAACAATTTTAAGTGTCGAGGTCTTACTATCACCCTCTGACTGATTAACTCTCTCTCCAAACACTTTATGTACCAAGTCACCAAAGTTGATATATACAGAGTCTGTATCCGAAGCAAGAACGTAGTCGGTAGAATCTGTTTTAAGGAGTCCATTAAGGTATTCATTAATTTTCCTTTCAATCCAACGTATTGATAATTGTCCACTTGTAGTAATTCCTTCTGCAATTCTCAGATCATAGTATCTGAACCATACATTACCAATCGCACCATAAGCAGAGTTGAGGGAAATCTTTCGTGCCATCTGGATGTTGTTGTAACGAGAGATGTCCTTCAAATACTTGGGGTCTTTGGTATTTTCATATTGTTGTTTTGCGTTAAGCATCAGTTTCTTGAACTTGACACGATCATCATACATTTCCTGCATCATCATAGGCAAGAAACCTAATCTTGATTTGTCAAACAATGCACCGTTTGGTGTGATACACAAGTTTTCATCCTTCAGAGAGGATAGATCATATTCTTGTGATAACAAGGTATCAACTGGATTATTGCCGAAACTAATTTGTTTGTCCTGCAACGTCTCAGGCGAGATATTGTATTGCATGATCAAGTGTGGATACAGGGAGTTCAAATCAAAAGAGAGAACCCAATCATGTTGTCCAACTTGTGGTTCTTTAACATATGCACCTTCATACTTCTCAGACTTCATGCCACCTGATTTTCTTGTAGGTATGACAACATTACGTTGACGTAAGAAGTTGTAGATCAATACGTCCCAGTATTTTACTGAACCAAATACGTCCTCATAGTTCACCTTTGCCTCATACGCCATCGTCAGTGCAAGTTCAATCAGTTTCATCTTGTCCTCAAGACGATCTACGATCTCCACGTCTTGGATGTTGTATTCGATGAAAGACTGATAGTCATTGGTGTACCACTCACGAAATGTTTCATATGGGTTGTCGTCTTTACTTTGTCCAAGTTCAACGTGGGCAATGTGATCAAGTCGATAGGATTCTTGGTTGGTGTATGTAAACTTTTTATACAGTTCAAGATAGTCCAAGTTTGCAACACCGGCGATGTCATAGATAACATTCTCTCGACTGAAGTTGCGAATAGTTTTGGAGGTGATGATTCCCCAAGGTGACAAACGTTTTGTTGCTTCTTCACCCATCACATTTTTGATGCGATTGACAATATAGGGAATATCAAAGAACTCAGTGTTCCATCCCGTGATGACATCTGGTTGAGTTGTTTCCCAAAAAGCAAGGAACTCTGCAATCAGTTCACGTTCAGTCTCACACTGGATGTAAGTGACATCTTCACGGTTTGTTTTGAAATCATCAATGCCCCAGACAATGATTTCCTTTGTCTGTTGGTTCTTGACTGTGATTGATAGGAATGGTTCAATAGCATCGTTCTGACTTGGAAAACCGTTCTCACATGCCACCTCGATATCGATAGTGACGATGCATAGTTTCTCCATATCCCAAGACATAGACTCTGGATATTCATCTGCGATGTATGTGTATGCATACTTGTCCATACCATAGACAAGATGCGGTTGATCCTTGTATTGCTCAAGGAACTCTTTGGTAGACTTAATGTCATCCAAAGGGTACGGCATAACATTCCGACCCTCTAGAGTTTTCCAACCAGTTTCTTTTGCAACAGGAACGTAGAGTGTGGGTTGATACTTGACCTTATAGTTCCTGCGTTCTCCGTTTTCGAATGAACGAACTAATAGATTGTTGCCCCACTGGGTAACACTTGTGTAAAATTTCATACTGTAAATATACCATCATCATAACAAAAAGTCAATATTAGTCTTCTTTCTTTTTACCGATATTGTATTTGGTTTCCAGATTCCATTCGTCCTTTTCTTTGAACGAGATCACCTTGATTTGACTCAATGGTGCTTTTGGATCTGACTCCCCCATAACCTCAACCAGTCCCCAATCTGCAAGGAGTCCGGCAATTGTGTTTCTGCGAGAGATATCGTTTTCTGAAAGATTCGTTTCCTTACCGTCTAGAGCGAATAACTCTTTGAAGTGTACGATAAAGTATCTACCCTGTTTGTGCAGGATATGGCAGGATTGATAAAGTTTACGTTCCTTCCTAGACGCAACCCCAATACGGGATAAAGTTTCTCTGACTTTTAGAAAGTCATCAGGTTCATTTAGACGCACCTCAAGCATTGCCTCCGGCGTCCATCCATTGTTATTCATTTTCTTCCACCTTTGTTCAAACTATCTCTGATAGTCTTTATCTGTTCATCATTTAGTATGTTTAGTGCAGACTTGGCTTTCGCATCACCGTATCCATAATACTCTTTTACATACTCAATGTCTTTTAACTTTTCAGAACGAACCCACGGTGAATACCGTTTATTTGTTCTGATACTATTTAGAAAAAAGTCGAACTGGAGTTTTGAATCAAGATGGTGTCTCTGGTTTAGTTCATTGACTAACATGATGGTATCATTAAATGGAGCGAGACATTTGTTGATGATAAAGGGAGCATACTTCTTCTCCCAATCCTCATCATCAGAATCCATTAATCGTTTCTTAGTCAGGTTAATTGCATTTAGATAATCCTTTAGTTCATAACTCATTTGAACTTCACCTGTGCCATGACTTCTGTCATAAACGCAAGTAGATTGATCTCATGATCTGCAACGAATGCTGCTTTGAATTGGTAGTCACCAATCAACATCACCAAGTGTGGAATGGTTGATGGATCAACATGATCATACATTGTATCGTACATCTTTCTGAAGATCCTATCTGGATCATTGTCAAGATTGTTTACGATCCACTTACGAACCTCTTTGAAATCCTTTGCTTTGAGATTAGTAACGAGTTCCTTCATACTTACTTCAGACAGATTCACTAGAATCCCTGCATCAATCTCTCCAGAAGCAGAGTATCGTTGCAGTTCATTTAATGCACGTCTCCAATCTGGAAAGAACTTCTCTACCAGAGATGCGACTGCCCTTGGTTCATACTTGACTTGTTCTTGCAACAAGATGTCTTGAATGCGTTTGAAGAATTGTCCTGCGAGTTTTGGTTTCTCACTTGATGGGATGTTGAACTCAACAACAGAGCATCGAGATTGCAGTGGTGCAATGATTCGATTCTTAAAGTTGCACGTCAGGATAAATCCACAGTTCTTGTGGAACTCTTCCATGAACCCACGGAGTGCGGGTTGAGTGGATTGTGCGTTTAGATAATCTGCCTCATCGAGGATGACAAACTTACGATTACCATCCATAGAGACAGTCGATGCAAAGTTCTTGATCTTGGTACGGAGTGTGTCAATACCAGACTCCTCTGAACCGTTAATCATTAGATACGTTGCACCGATCTCATCTAACATCGCTTTTGCGACAGTAGTTTTACCAACTCCTGGCCCACCCGTTAAGAGTAGGTTTGGAATATGACCATCATCTACAAATTGTTGAAATGTACCCTTCATAGAGTCTGGAAGAATACAATCACTAATAGTTGTGGGACGATACTTCTCGACCCACAAAAACACATCATTCATAATATATCACCTTTTGTATCGTATTGTTTACATTGTTTCAAATCTGAAACGATTTGCAAAATATACTTTACGATGTCTCAAGGGCGATGAAGTATTCCACAGATTTTGCTTCATTCACGAAACGAGAAATGTTGCGTGAAGAAACTTCAACTTTGTATGTGCCTGGAATCAGTTTCAGATTCTCTACTTTGA